ATCCTGAAGATTTTGCATTAGCTCTAATTTCTTCTACATTTTCTGGATTTGCGCCCCCAAAGGCAGATTTTGATTGTAATATCGAAAATGAGTTTTCATTTATTGTAGTTCCTTCAGAATCTATTATATTGCTAGTCCCTGAACCATTATTAAAATAAAAATCAGATTTTAGACCTATAAGGTTTACGAATGAACTTTCAAATTCCATATTTATCAATTCATTTCCTAATATAGATTTTGACAATAAAACACCATCAGATAAAGAATTTGGTGGTATATTTCCTTCAGCGCCAACTGTTTCCATGCCAAGAACGAATATCTCTCTTCCGTAAGGATCAGTTCCAGTGGAAATTCCATCACCAAAATATATCTCTATTTTTTTGGTATCTTCAAATCTACAATAGAATATATTGCTACCTACGTTTATATTCGGAGTCGAATTAAATGTGCTGGCATTTTCCCATTCTTCCCACGTTCCTCCATCATTTTTTACAAAAACTCTAACATCAGAATATGATATATTTGACGCATTTATTTGAAATTTTATCTCTTTTTCACTTTTTCTGTCTGGAACATATTTTAACAACAGATTATTATTCCCTGAATCTATAGTTCCATTCGCATTTATATGAGAAAAAGAGATTTTTCCTTGTTTTAAATCTTCAACTTTAAATGTTTCTGCGACGTTTACAAACTTTAATCCTGGTATGGTTCCTAGACTAGTTATCTGACCATCAAAAGTCACTGTTCCATGAGTTTGAAATCTATATAATGATGAATAATCAGCAAACCAATCAACCACAATTTGATCATTGGATGATTCTACATTTATAGTGAATCCTGATATAGACTTATCAGAATACCACACATTTACATTTTTATTCGTAACTAAATGCAATCCATATGCTTGCGTGTCAAATGGAGAATCAAAAGTTACTGTTTTCGAAGTTGTTCCTCCTTCAAAAGTTATTTTACCTCTTTTCTTTGTTGATGCTCTGTTTTCTTCTTTAACTTCTTCATCATCTGAAAATACCATCGTTGAATATGAGACTGTCCCTTTAAAATTTCTTTCTGCTTTTATTTTAAATCCGTTCTGATTTTTATTTTCATACCAAACTTTAACATTTTCTGAAGGTGTTAAAAATACTGCATAATCTGGGTATTGTCCATTTATCTGTTGCATCGGAGATGAGAATACAATATCAATTTCTCTACTCTCTTCTTCGGGTACTCTGGTCGCAACCCAATCTACATATCCGTCAAATTGAACATTGGGTTCTATGTTTATCTGAAATCCATTATTTTGCTTATTTGAATACCAAAGCTGCACATTCGAATCGGGAGTTAATGCAATAGAATAATCTGCACCTGGAAATGATGTATCAAAAGGCACAAAGACACTAGATACTCCAGATTCCAATTTTGTTCTTCCTATTTTTTGTTCATTTAGAGAATTATCTATGAAAGGTATGGATTGGAAATTTCCATAACGCTGAGAAGTATTTTTTATGAGAGTTTTAAAATTCGTCTCAGGATCTACATAAGAAGGATATATTCTTGCTATTGTAACTTCATTATCTTTTGGATCTTTTGATGTCACATCGAGATATGCGTTATAATTAACTTCTGGGGAATTTGGTTTATCTATTACAAGATTTACATTATAGTAAGAAACATTAGAATCCCATTGATCAGAAGAAAATGTTTGAGAGCTTATCGTACCTTTTGAGAACTTGTATATTTCCCCATTAACCATTACTGAAAAAGGTGAAAATAATCCACTTTTGTTTATGTTTAAATTTAATTTTTTAACTCCGTTGGTGACAGACTCTAATTTATCAAAAGTCCACTCAGTAGATTCCAAATTTTCCATTCCCATGACGCCAACATAAAATTTACCTTTACTGTTATTTGACATCTGTTTAAGAGTGTAAAATGTACCAGCATCATCACCTTTAACAAGACGAACAGCAATCATGACATTATCCATATTGGCTTCTAAAATATCATTTTCTTCTGTCAGTGATAGTTTTGGAATTTTATTTGTATTATCATATTCAAAAATAATGTAATATGTTGTTTCTGGTTGAATATTTACCAACTCCAAATCTACTTGAATGCTTCGTGTGAATGGCTGCCCTACTGAAGAGCTATCACTTGGATTGAATTGTGGGACATTTTCTAAATCGAATCCTTTAAAATTTTCAGAATCCAATCTATCCAAAACGCTCAATGGCTTAGTTTCTGATAATGTAAGTGTCAATTTGTCTGTTTTAAACTTTGGAACAAGGGACATTGGATCTTCAGATATCCAAAAGTCTCTATTAGCTGTGTAAGGTAATGAATGTCCACCGTAAGAAAAATCTGACTCTTCTACCGGTCTGACTCCAAAACCTTTTACCATATATACAATATTTTTTTCGTTGGTAAAATAAAAACTTTCACCTGATGATGTTCTTTTATTCGATGGGAATATAGAATACGCTGGAATTTCTATGAACTCCCCCTCCTTACCAAAACAATATTCAGGTGTTAATTTTCCAATTATATCTAAAGTCGCAGATTTGTAACCTCTAGGATTATAGTCAATCAATTTAGCTATTCTATTTAAATTTTTATATCTTTTGGCAGTTGATAAAAACGCTTCATTAGCAACAGAATTTATATAATAACCAAATAACGACCCCAAATAAGAATAGAGTCCTATCAATGTGTTTATATTTGAACTTGCAATGTCAACATCCTTGAATGTTTTCGTTTCTCTTATATAACGAATTAACTCATTTCTTAATGAATCATAGTCAATTGATGTATAATCTATGGTATTCGATGTCTTATTTGCCATATTTTTCCTTTATAATTTCTCCAACGATATTTGATAACTTTCAGTTCTTCCGGTAGCTACTATTCTATATAATAAATTTATATCATAACTTGAAGAATCAAAATCCATTTTTACATCTATTGAGATTATAGATATTCTTGGTTCGTGCGAAATTATTGTATTTTTTAATTCTTCGCCTATTCTTCCTGCAGTCGATTCGTCGAATGGCTCAAAAAGAAAACTTCTTAAACGGCACCCGTATGTAGGCATAAATATTCTACTTCCTTTAGAAGTATCAGTTATCATTCTAAGGCTTTGTTTAACGCTATCTTCATTAGTGACATCATTAATGTCACCATTTGATGAAACTTTTATATTTAAGGGAAGATCTTTAAAAAACTCAATATCCGCCATCATTCTCTCCTATGATAGCAATATTTATATGTTTTTATCAAATTGGAGGATTCAAGCGTGTATTTGGCATAACAGCAAATGTTTTTGGCTGATTGGCTATTCCTCTAATATCCGACATTGGTGGCAATGGTCCGATTGGGGTCGCTGGAGACGCTGGAGATGCTGGAGAAGGAGGGGGAGGAGTTATCCCAAATCCAGGGCCGCTTCCAGGTGAAACTATCAATCCATATGCTATAACAGGCGACCCTATCAAACATGGACCACTGTTCATAAATGTGCCTCCACAATTTATTCCACCTACAACAGTCACAACATTTCCAAAAGAAGCAACCCCCACAGTGTTTAATATTCCTCCAATTTTAACATTTCCAACAATATCGACATTTCCAGATATTTTAATGTTTCCTGTAACCTGTATATCAGGGCATGTTATTTTTGCAACCTTTGCCATAATATCAACATTACCACCAACAGTAGTTTTGACATTTCCACCTATAAACCCCTCAATATTTCCTTTAACTTCAGCTTTAACATTTCCTCCAACTTGTAAATTAACGTTCTTTTCCACTTTTATATTTGCTGAATTTTTTATGTTTGCATTCACATTACCAGAAACATGAGCATTTACATTTCCTTTTTCTAGAATCATATCAACATCACCGTCACGAACTACTAAACCAACATGCGATTTTGCATCTATCTGTATCGTGGAGTCTGCTTGTATGTGCAATCTCCCTTTGGCATATACGTCATAATTGCCAAACACATGAAGCTCATGATTACCTTCAACTCCTATCTGATAATCACAAGGTATATCAGGATCTTCAGCGATTGCATCTGAATCTGGAACTCCACTGTCTGCTCTCTTTTTTCCAACATATAGTTTTCTATTTCCCCATTTATCAGTATATTCCATATAATTTTTATGGATGAGAAATATCTGTTCTTTCCCGTCTTGATTATCAATTATTATTGTCGTCCCGTTTGCTGATGTTAAACACTGAACGTCACGGTTGGTATTATCAGGTTCCCCTTCAGTCTGTGGAGCTAGAACTGATAAATCAGGAGCAGATACTTGGGGATTTACTGCTGCAAATTTAGCCCAGGAATTTGGATCAGATGAGACTGCAAGAGCAGGCAATCGAGGTTCGAATTCTCTACGAAAACTTGCAATTTGTAATTCTTTTGCTTGTATTTCAGAATTTCTATGTGATTTATGAGTTTGCCAATCTCTTTGATTTGGTGCCATGGCAAAATAAACAGGAAACTCATGATTATTCCCCTCAAAGAACAAATATACCCAGTTTCCATTTTTTGGAACCACTAAATTTCCACCAGTTCCACATGCGTTTGCATATTTGTCGATTGTTTCGTCTGAAAAATTATCAGTATTTTTTTCTTTTATATCTGATATCTTCTTTCCAGGAGTTTCCAAAACAGAAGTTAATGGTCCAGGATTATATCGACCTTCTGTTTGCGATTTCTTCGGATCGTCGCTTTGGAGCAAGTTTTTATTTTTTATGTTATATCCACCTGACCAAGAAAGAGCCGCAGCGGCTGTTGCCCATGGCAAGTTTTCAACAGGCAATATGTTTCCATCGAATTCGTGTATCCCTAAAATTCTAACTTGTACTCTCCCTGAATCTAGAGGATCTGCATTATTTTCTACCAGACCTCGATATATTCCAATCGTATCAAAGTTAGTTTTTTGAAATTGCTCCGTGTTTATCATTGTTTACCTTTTTTAAAAACGTCAAAAATATATATCTCTCCTGTTATGTCAGAATCACTATATTTTCCGTTTGTTATATCATCAAGAGCAGTTAATATCTTTCTAATTGTTATGTCAGCTTGAATTATTTCATTTGATGAAAAATATGGACGCCTTTCCATTTTATAAAACCTCACAACACCAACCATTGAAAGATTGGCCAATCTAGTTTTGGCCAAAGACACTCTTCTCATATCTTTATCAGTATTTACAATTCGATTCAATAATATCATTTTTTCTATTTCAGGGGGTATCTGATCTCCTTGTTTCCAATACCATCCGTAAAACCTCTCGAATATCTTTTCTGCCAATGAATCTTTCAAACACACTGAATCATAATCAAATTCTACATTTTTTTGATCAGGGGATCCCATATTTAATAGTATTTCTTTATGATCGGGTGGATCAATAAACCAAGTCTTTATTTCTTCGCTGTCAGGTAATTCACTTGGATCATCGCCATTTTCCTGAATGAATTTCATATTTTCAAGACGCTCGCTGACCAACTGATCAAGAGTTTCTTTCTTTAGCTGTTTTCTTTTTTTCTTGAATATACGAATGAATTCTTTTCGAATCGAACTTTCATCTATCATTTTATTCCCTTATTTCTGATAGCTTTTGCAGACTAAACAATATGATTCTTTTACCATACCATACATCTTGCATGCAACTGTATTTTCGGTTATAGAAGTTTGAGTTTCTTGTGGAATTGTGTCTGATGGCTCATCCACCCACACTTCTATGGTATCAGGAACTTGTTTAGTGACAGTTTCGACCGTTTGCTTCTTTCCTCCACATCCACATCCTTTTTTAACTTCTTCTGTTATTGTTTTATATACAGGCTGCCCATTTGAATCTAGCTTCTGTACGGTTTTCTTTACTTTGCGAACCCCATTTTCAGTTGTAACTGATTGAGTTGTTTGAGTTTGAACTTGTCCAGGAATATCTCTCATTTTCCATCTGCAAGGCTGTAATCTTATTTCTTCATATGTTCTTCCCATATATTTCCCCTTCTGATTATAGATTATACATAACGTAGAACATAATTATTGGAAGGCATCATTCCTGAATGTGCCCAAGTTACAGT